TTGTATATAGACTAATATCTTTTGTTTCAAGATGCATGATCAATCCTTTTTATGTTTATTATAACACTAAAGTTTTTGATTGTCAACAAAAGTTATTGTTTAGCCACTGTTCTAGATCACCAGTGAGATTGGCCATCATTGCTTCTTGCGAACCAAAAAAGCTCAAACGTTTTTGTCCGTAGTAATATGGAAATTGGAGTTTACGATCTAGCCCAAGTATGATACGTTTGTTTTTTCGTGCAAAGTTTTCTGGAAGTACAAAATCCCAGTACTCGAATTTGAGATCTTTAGCTATTTTAAAACCTGTGCTGGTAAGACGCATGCCACCATTTTCTCTGGTGTTGTACCACCATGAGTGTAGTGCAGTTTTATAGTCGATTGCACGTTCTGTACTTCCGTCATAGTGCAATGCCATAAAGGTTCGAGTAAGTTCTTCTTTCTTACTTCGCATCAGGATATACTTGTTCGCCTTTTGATAGCAATACAACACTAAATTTTTCACACTTGAATTGTGCATTTAGTTTTTTTGCTAGACTTATTGCATGTCCTGGGTTTGAGAAACTTACTTTTTTGTACTTAGGTCCAGGATACTGTACCAGCATGTTAGATGTCTTTAGGTTAATGGGCGAGCCTTCAAAGTACACTGCCCAAATACCATCACTAGCAAGAACCTGTTCTGTTTTGTAAGTTGCTTTGTCAGTAACTTCTACTAATATGGTTGGTTTTGGTCTACTCATTTCATTATCTCCACAGTTATTTACCATAAACTGCGTAGATAATATGGTTAAGTACTCAGTTAATTACCAAGTTCCGCCATCAACTTCAATAGTATTTAGATCTACTTCTTTTTTTACTGCGGAGAGAGTTTCTATGTCTAGAAGTAATTTTGTTATATCGCCATGCAGATTCTTTGCATCCTGCATTGACCAAACAAAATCCTTTGCACCAATTTGATCACACTGTGCAACTCTGTCAATAAACTTTCTAATGTAGAGTCCGCTCATTTATAGACAAAACCGTCTGGTGCTCTGGCAGGACCCATGTAACCATAACGTTCTAACAATATAAGTTTTGGACAAAAGTGCATTTTTACTTTTTTTCCAATTTTTATCTTATAATAACCAGCAGCATACCAACTGCGTGATTTCTTTTCTTTGGTGTAAACTGGCAAACGGGTGTGTATATTGTAAACACCATTGAATGGTTTGCAATCTGTAGGGAAACCATTTACTTGATTTTCAGGATGTTTGATACGTTCACGATCATCTTCAAATGAAATTTTTGTGATATCACGTAAACTTTTTATAGTTTTAAAACGAGCATTACCTTGCTGAGTTGTTACAAAGTATCCGTTGTTGTCTTTCTCAACAGATCCAATTTTTTTCTCATTTTGTTTTAAGACCCAGAACTTGCCGTTTACAATAGGTCTTGCAATTGTTTCACTCATTACTTTAACACTCCTTGATATGTTTGATTCAACCAACGACCATACTGTTCGGCATTTTCGCTTAGTCGATTCAACTCGTATTTACCACAAAATTTAAGGAACTTAGAACCAACCTGTCCTACATCCTTGTTTGTGATTTGTTCTCTAATAAAATCGTCAAGTCTTTGTTTTATTTCTTCAGGTTGTGCAGTTAAATCAATTAACTGTCGGTTTCGATTGTAATCATCTAATACTCTGTGTTCTTTGCCTTCATGATCCGTCCAACGTTGTAGCATCATGTTGTTCCAAGAATAGCCTTTGCTGGATCTATCTTCAAATGCTTCTATTAGTCCAACTTTGTTTTTAGTACCTTTTTTACGTACACCAGGAAATGCACTAAACACATTGTCACTACTATCGCCTCTCATGCACTTTTCAAACAATAACCATTCAGGATTGGGAACTTCTTTGGGCAGTTTTGTTTTCTTATCTATCACTGGTTTGCCTTTTGCATCAAATATGCCTTCTACGGTGATTAACTGATCAGTAATTCCATTGAACTGACTTACATTATTTGCCAACAGTTGATAAAAGTCACTGTCTGAACTGATAATAACATGCTCATCTGTAGGATGTAGATGTATCCAACGTGCTATAAGATCATCAGCTTCTGCATCACCATCTCGTAATACACTACAATTGGTTTTTTCACGTAGGTATTGATTGAAGTCGTCAAATGTATCCCAGAACAATTTTTCTTCTTCTTGCTCACGTTCTGTTAGTGCAGCTCTTGCTTCACTGCGATTGGCCTTGTATGGCTTGTAGTAATCTTTACGCCAACTACGACCTTCTAAACAAAACACCACATGATCAGTGTCAAACTTTTTTGCTACTTTGTTGATAGCGGCCATGCTGATATGCAGTGCATATCCAACTTTTTCCCATGGATCACTTGCACGAAATGCAACGTGTCTTGCACGGAAAAACATGTTAGCAGTGTCGATTAATAGGTACTTCATACGATTCCTTTTGTATATAATGTACTAATTATAACACTAAATTAGTTTATTGTCAACTAGATACTTTGTGAGATATTGTGTCCATGCTTTATAACCATCTGAATAAAAGTGTCCTTGAGAATCTTGTTTATACCCTAAATTGCAAACATATTCCATCAGATGCGAGTTGGGTAATAACCAGTTACTTAAATTTACTTGTGTGCATAGTTTTTGTAATTCAATAAATTCTGGAGTAGTATTACTGGGTTTTACTATATCTGTGTTTGTTTTCCTATTGTGCCTTGCTAAATCAGTTAACTGCATTGCAGAGAATTTTCCTTCAATAAAATCTGAAATCATAGGCGGGGTAAAAGCATTAAAAAATGTATATCCAATGTTTTTTGATTCAAAATAATCTTGTAAAAATAAAACATTGTAAATCCAATTTCTATAATTTATATATTCATTGAACATGTTGTGAATCCAAAACCTGTGAACCTTTTTTAAATTTCCGGGATCTGGCCCGTTTTCTTGTTCAATTCCGGTTGCTGCAGTACGACAATACATGCCTAGTTCGTGATGTAATTCATTTCTAGTATGAGAGGTCCATCCTATTATAACATATTCAGGAGGTTCATTGTTAACTAACCATTCTTTTGTGGTCCTAAAAATCCTATCATTTGATGCACCACCTAGTGCCAAATTAACAACTTTCTGATTAAGTGAAACTGACAATTGCGAAGGCCAATTGTCGTTTATATTGTCAAGATCGTGTCCGTTAGTGAAACTACAGCCGTTTATTAAAATCATAATTACACCAGTTTGTTGTCAACTATATACTTTGTAAGATATTGTGCCCATACTCTATGTCCATCTGGACCATAATGATAGCTGATTGGACTTACAGTTTCACATTTCTGCGATATAAGTGCATCATAGGTACGGTTTGGATCATAAGGACCAATATAACTTACGCCCCAATCTTTTTGTATTTCTATTTTGCTAAAGTCATTGTTGCCGTTGAAGAAGATGTGTTTTGCACCAAGAGATTCGAGTTCTTGATGAAAGTTCCATATTTCTTCATGTGCATCTCTGGTTTTTTGTTGCCAATTGATATTTGCAACATATTCTTTGTATTGGTCTTGATGGCTAGTAGGAACATTATCAGTGCCACTTGCATTTATTTGATATAGTACACCGTCAATCAACCATTCTTCACGTTCCCAGGTACTCCATTGTATTATGTACAATGTTCTGTAAATATCTTTTTCTTGGTGCTTGATCCAGTTTCGTGTTGTTCTAATTATTCTTGAGTTAGAGCTTGCACTTTCGGCTTCGCATTTGAAACCGCAGTTTAATCTATTGCTTAGTAGTTTACCCCAGGAAACTGCAAGATTATCAGGATGAGGAACACGGCCCATCATCCAATATTGTGGATCATCTTCTGCGAAGGCATGATTATTTACACATTCAGCGGCAGCAGTATGCGAATCACCGTTGGTATATAAGATCATTTTACTTCAGTGTATCCGTTGCCAAGATCTCTAGATTGTGTATAACGTACATCCGGATCAGCTTGTGCTTGCTCGTATGTTTCTAGTGCAACGTTTCTACAAACATTCTGAAACCATCTATCTATTATTACATGTTCTTCTTCATTTGGTTTCTGCTGATAGCCAGCACGAACAAGATTTGCAATAAATTTTTCGTTCCAGTCTAGTTCAAATGCACCATTGTTTATATCTTGTGGATCAACATCCATGCTTAGTATAGACACATATGGTTCACCTTTAGCAGTTGCAATTTCTTTCGGCGATTTCTTCTTTGATCTTGGTTTGGTTTTTTCTGTTTCAATTTTTTCTTTTTTTAAAAATTTTTTAATTTTATCAATCATATGCACTTCAAAGTCCTTTGTCACGTAGTTTATCCAGATCAATTGGTGCTTTCATAGCACGTTCAAGTGGTGTATCAGGTACCCCAGGCGTTGCCGAAGAGGCTGATATGTAGTCTGGGTGTGAACCGCCATCCTTTTTCCATACAGATGTTTGCGACTTCTTGGACATTAAGATTGTATTCTTCTGATCTACCACCCAACGGCATGAGATAGACAGGACATTCAATGCCTGCTTTGCGATATTCTGCAACAGCTCTGCCAGCTTCGTCAATGTCAGTACGATCAGCAACCACAAACTTGAGATACATGTCACTGCCGTCCACATCACGATAATCACAAGCCACTTCAGGCTTAATAGCAGTCTCCCAAGGTTCTCCTGAAACTGAGAGCTTTGGGGAACAACTCCAAGTAACCTCAAACCTCTCCTGATTGGTGAGATAATCTTTAAAGTCTCTATGAAGCATTTGCGTCGTATTTGTTTCAAAAGTAACATTTTTCAAGTC